GAACCGAGACCAATACTGAGCTTGTCATCGACGCAAAGTATCCTCTAATAAATCCGTGCTTTATTTCGTTAATTATTAACTACAGGTTTACACATGCATACATGTAAATAAACCTCGTTTTTACATTTGTTACAATTGACTTTACTATCCCACATTTTTTCGTAATCGTCCCAACTATCTTCTATTGCTGATATTGCAGCTTCAGCTTCCCAATCTGGTTCATCTGGAGCCTGGTATTGCATTTTATAATCAGACTTATCAAGAACACTCGTCTTATGATTCTGTTCTTGTTCTGCAATATCAAAATAGTAACCAACTAGTAAAAATACAATTACAGCACCTATAAACCAGTAATCAATATGTTTTAAATACATACCAGCTGTAATTGCCAATACAAATACTGTAACAGTCCAATATAGAAAAATATCATTCGTCTTCATATCTATATTACCTGCACTGGTACTTTAGTTCTATTTGGCTCACTAAAGTATCTTCTACCGCGTTTAAGTGCTGATACATAAGACTTAGCTACTACTACTGTTACTGCACCATTTAATAAGTTTACTATTTTAAATTTATTCATATTTACCTCACAGTTGTAGTGGTGGCTACTCGTCCAAGTAGTGAAAGGACTAGTAACAACACTTGAGCTTTTGCCACCACCAATTATACATTAACGTTTAAAGGGAACGTAAGTTCCCTTGAAGACTAAGCAAACAGGGCCTGCTTATCTTCTTTGGATTGGCTATTAGTAGAGCCTGGGCCAATCCAAACCATAGGCGTTTCATACGCATCATCGTGACGTACAAGCAGACTATGGTTAGATGATGCTTTGATTGCGTCATTCAATGCTGAAAAGTCTTCATCTTTCATCAGCTGAGCTTTGTTAAAGCATTGAATGCCGTAAATCTTAATACCCTCAACGCCTTTCTTGCTCTTTGAGGGTATTACTGATACTGCATCTGGTGCTACTATCTTTGATAGTAGCTGGTTCATAGTATCAGTAAATTTTAAATTGGTTACTATTTCTTGTAAGCTTAACATATCTTTCTCCTTTGTAAATTTAAAATTATCACCTACTAGAAGAGGAAAAAAATCTATGCCTAGGGACAACGAGCGCATACTTATATCAAACTAATATTCGTGGTATGCTAGCATACTTTTACACTACCGATGGTAGTGATTAGAGTAGTAATAAAGGTAGTGTAAAACAGCGAATATTAGGCTTGATATAAGTAAAGCGAGGGTTGACACAACAAGTTGTATTATACCAGTATGTGTAGTAAAAAGGTATAATACAATACGATTGTACGCAATGAATAACTCTCAACCAACCACAAGCACAAGCACAAATGCCTAAACAAACAGCAAGTATTTGTAGTATACAGCTAGTTGGTTGAGATTATGAGTGATGGTCGTGCTGGGGGCAACACAAATACAAGTTTCAACGAAAGTTGACCCCCACGACCCGTAAATCAACCCCGTGGCATAGATGGTATATCACGTGCATCCATTCTACAGAAAATTTTTTGAAAATTTTTTTCTTGCATTTTTTCTAAACTTTCTTATTTTACTACGTAGTAGTACTAATAGTAGTACTAGTAGTAGTGAGATTGGTAACATATAATACTTAGTATTAACAGATAAACGTATGTAAGTACTAGTAGTACTACTAGTAGTAGGTAAAATTTAGTTCTTGGAAATGAATCTGTTTATTATTTAAGTTATCTACCAAATTGGAGTATAAAATGGCAGTAGCAAGTATAGCAAAGGTTCTTATAAGGTTATTACAGAAGCATGGAGTATCTAGAGGAGTTAAGATAGCTCAGCAATTAGGCTTTAAAAACCAGGATATTAAGAAAGCATTCCTAAATATAAATGCTGAACAAAAAAAACTTGGATTAAAACAATTTAAACGTAAGCCTAAGGTAGATTTTTTTACTAGAAAGACGTTTAGAGAGATAGATAGGGCGTTTGGCGATAAACCATTTAAAAATAGAAGGCCCACACCTCGATTTCTTGAAGAAGATGTTCCAGATTACAGAACACTACCACGAAAATTTAGAGAACCACAGGATATTGAAATTTAATAAAACTTAACGTAGGAGGTAATTATGCCAGATGTAGGCGGGAAAAAGTTTCCATATACAAAAAAAGGTAAAGCAGCTGCAAAAAAAGTAGCAGAAGCAGGTAAAGCAGCAGGAAGAGTAGGTGGATTTGCTGCTGGTAAAGGAATAGGCGCTAGTGGAGTAGCAAGAAGTGGACTAAAAAAAGCTGCAGCACGAGGTCCAATGTATAAAGCTGGTGCTAATATGGGAGCTATGGCTGGAAAAGGAGCTGTAGATAGAAAAATGTTAAAAAAAGCAAGTAATAGAGACGCTGTGACTAAGAAATCCTCTAAAGTGTATTAATACTTATGAAGATAAAAGGAGTTGCAGTAGATTTTTTAAGTAAGAGGCAGCAACGTGCTCTAATGAAGCATAGTGTACATCATACATCAAAACACATTAAATCAATGGTTGCTGCTATGAAGAAAGGATTGTCGTTTACTCAGTCACATAAGATAGCTGCTATGAAAGTAGGTAAGTAATGGCAAAAGTTAGTTGGATGTGGGGTGGCAAACGTTATTATGGTACTCTCATTAGAGAAACTAAAACACATAAGTTTGCTAGAACCCACAATGGTAAGATAAAAAAAATTAGAAAATACAATAAGTAGGTAATATGGCAAAAACACCAGCATGGCAACGTAAAGCGGGTAAGAGTAAATCTGGTGGCTTAAACAGAAAGGGTATTGCGTCGTATAGAGCCGCAAACCCTGGTTCTAAGCTAAAGATGGCTGTTACCACAAAGCCAAGTAAGTTAAAGAAAGGCAGTAAATCTGCTAAAAGAAGAAGTTCTTTCTGTGCTAGAATGTGTGGAATGAAGCGTAGACTAACGGGAGCGAAGACGGCTAACGACCCAAACAGCAGAATAAACAAAGCATTGCGTAAATGGAACTGCAACTGCGGTAAAGAGCGTGCTAGGTCAATGAGTAAGTAATGTCTAAAGAAAAAACATTAGAAGCAATACAAGAGATTAATCAATTGTACTCTGATGCAGGATATAGTGATGTAGGTCAGTTTATGAAAAATGTAGCTGCAACAGAAAGCAATCTTGGTATGGATAAAATGGGAGGATATTCTTTTGGAGCTTCGCAAATTGACCCCATTAAATATAAAGATATTGTTCAAAGAGCTACGGGCCCTGAAGGAGCTAAAAGAGTTCAAATTGCTAATCAGTATTTGCAGGATAAATTAAATAGACCTGATTTTGATATTTTAAATTTAGACTTATCTCAAGAAAACCATAATCCATATATATCAGCTGCATTAACAAGAATGGGATTATTAAATATTCCTTCTGCAATACCCGAAGATTTAGAAGGGCAAGCTAATTATTGGAAACAAAATTGGAATACTAAAGCTGGCAAAGGAACAGAAGAGCATTTTATAAAACAATCGCAGTTTTATTTAGATGAAACGCCTGATGAATCTTTTATGGATGATATAGTAAATCCTGGGTATCAAAGTGCTTTTTTAGATACTATGGTTTAATGTACGATATACCAATTAATCACAAAGACCGAGGCAAGATAGTTTATACGGTCTATAGAAGGAACGAAGCAGAAGATAATGGGATTAAATTTAAATATTGGAAAGAAGCGGAAGAGGGAGAATATGCAATCTCTGATGACGATTATGTTGCAAAGGTCATCAAAAAGAAAGATTATGTGGCAGAAAATGGTCGTTCTAGTATTTATTTGCGTTTTCCTTGGGGTTATACCTTTTATAATCCTAAGTATGATTCTAAAAAACTTATTGTTGCTGGTCGCAAAACTAATGTAACTTTTACAGGTAAGAGCTATATAGAAGTACAGGCGGGTCAGCAAAAAATGAAAAACTTGGCAACAATGTATGCGTTAAAGCCAGATTACGATATAGCTATAGAATGGGCATTAGGTTCAGTAACTAGCTCGCAAAGACGTAAGTGGCGACGCACTATGAAATCGGAGGTCTTTAAAAAGATGGTACGAGAACAATTAGCGAGTTTATTGCAAGAACAGGGTTTAACAGAAAAATATACTCTTGATTTGTTAGAAGATGCAATAAGAATGGCTAAGGATAAAAAAGATATTCCTAGCATAATGCGTGCTGTAGAAAACTTACAGGATATGCATGGCATGAAAGAAAAGTATATGGAGAAAACGGTAGATAAGATAGAGTCTAAATCTGTTTCTATGATTGATGATATAGTAAAAGAAGAATCGCACATAGAAGCGTCAAGGACTACTACTAAACCAATAGATGAGTAATTATGAAGAACGCTATGCTCAACAGCAAGCGTTAAAAAAATTATATACTAACATGGCATTGTTTGGAAGGTACTGCTTCCCAACAGCCCTCAAAAAGGAAATACCTCCTTTTCACTTCAATATCTACAAATCCTTATCCGATAACACGCAACGAAGGGTCGCAATAGCGGCCCCTCGTGGTACAGCCAAAAGCACAACCACATCACTTATATTCCCATTATGGAAAGCTGCGTTTAAACGTAGTGACGAAGATTTATTTATTGTTATCATATCAGAATCACAAACTCAGTCTATTAACTTTTTATCTAGAATTAAATATCATTTGGCGCATTCAGATAAATTTACAGAGCTTTTTGGAGATATGGGACCTACTACTGCCAAAAGATGGACAAACAATGATGTTATACTTTCTAATGGCACTAGAATTATAGCTGTGGGTACAGGGCAAAGAGTTAGAGGTTTTATTGAGGGAGATACTAGGCCTAACTTAATTATTGTAGACGACTTTGAGTCTGAGCTAAATGCGTATACACCAGAAGCTAGAGCTAAAAATAAGAAATGGATGACTGAAGCGGTAATACCATCGCTATCAGATGACGGTAAATTAGTAATGATTGGTACGGTTATATCAGAAGATTGTTTTTTGTATTGGATAAAAGAATCTTCTTCGTGGAATGTTTTGTGGTATAGTATATGGGACGACGATGAAAAAAGTATATGGCCTGAACGATTTCCACATGAACGTATAATGCAAATAAAAGACGAGTTTGCTAGTATTGGTAACTTAAACGGATTTTACCAAGAGTATATGAATATAGCGCAGTCACCAGATAATGCACCGTTTAAACCTGAATGGATACAAATGCATCATTACGATTACGAAATACGTAATGGACAAGGGTGCTTAGTTAGAACAATAGACGAAGAAGAAAAGATAATACCTGTTGAAGTGTATTCAGGAGTAGACCCCGCATCTTCATTGTCCTCAAGGGCAGACTATTTTGTTATTGCTACTATTGGCATAGACAATGAAAATAATAAATACGTAATAGATATTAAAAGAGAACGAGTTACTCCTTCTAAACAACCTGATATGATTATTGATACGTTTACAAAGTTTAAACCTAGACGAGTTAAGATAGAAACAACAGGTTATCAGGAAGCGCTACGTGTAGGTGTAAGAGACATAATGAAAGAAAAAGGATTATACATACCAGGATTAGAGGCTGGTGTAAAACCAAGAACTAGAAAATCAGAACGATTATTGTCTATGGTTCCAATGTTTGCTAGAAAACAATTTTATTTTAGACCAGAAGACATAAAACCCCAACAAGAATTTCTATCATACCCTAGAGGTAAACATGATGATGTTATGGATGCTGTGTGGACAGCATTAGATGGAGCAAAACCGTGTAGACTTAAAGAATATGACGAAAAAAAGTATGATAAAAAGAAGAAAAAGAAATTCCTTGATTGGATGACTATGTAGGAGTTAAATTGCAAGATGGCATATACCGTTAAAAAGAAACTTTCAGGCAAACCCTTAGTCGATGAAACATTAGACTTGTTTAAGAAGTATGGCTCTAAGCGCGACAACTGGGCAAAGCATGCCAAAGAAGATAAAGAGTTTAGACTTGGTCGTCAATGGACAAAAGAACAAGAGGATATATTAAGAGCCAGAGGACAAGCGCCTGTAGTTGTTAATAGAGTGCATCCTGCTGTTGAAGCAGCAAAATCAATGATGTCTGCAAATAGACCATCATTTAGAGTAGCGCCTAGAGAAGATTCTGATAATAAAGTAGCACAAGTAATGAGTGCTATGCTTGCGTATATGTATGATATATCTGATGGGCGAACCGCAGTACGGCAAATGATAGATGATTACTATGTAATGGGGTTAGGATATATACACGTATATCAAGACCCAATGATGGATATGGGTAAAGGAGAAGTTTGTATTCACGATGTAGACCCACTTGATGTATATGTAGACCCAAATAGTAGAGATAGATTCTTTAATGATGCTGAAAATATTATTATATCTAGATTATTTACTAGAGAACAAGCTGCTAACTTATATCCTATGTACGAAAAAGCTATTAAGAATGCTGCTAATAACGCTGGTGATTATGACCATGATAGGCCAGAAACAGGTAGAGCTAACGATATGGCTACTCATTTTCCTGAAGATGTAGATAGAACAGATAATACTGAATATCTTAGAGGATATGAACGTTATTATAAAGTAATGGTTGATAGGTATAGGGTTTATGAAGTATGGAGTAAAAAAGAATTATTATTAAATGAAGAAGAATATGCTAGCTACGTTCAACGACAAGCATATATAATTAATGGTGAAATAATTGATGACCCCGCACAAGCAAAGGTAATTTTATCTCAACTAGAACAACAAAGACAGCAGTATCAAACTCAAATGGAATCTGGTATGACGAGTATGGGTTTAGATGGCAATGCAGAAGTTCCTATTGCGCCTGAGCCTATTAACGTTGAAGAAGTAAGTTTTGCAGAACTTATTGAACGACAACTAATACAGACAGTTGTAACTCAAATTAAACGAGTCAATATGTGCGTTATTATGGGAGATAAACATTTATACAGTAGAGAGCTTCCAATAGAAGATTATCCAATTGTACCATTTATGAGTTTACATACAAGAACTCCTTATCCTCAATCTGATGTAAGGATGATAAAAGGTCTTCAAGAATATATAAATAAAATGCGTTCGTTAATAGTAGCGCATGCAACGACAAGTACTAATACTAAGATACTTGTCCCAGAAGGTAGTGTAGACATGTCAGAATTTGAGCAGAAATGGGCTCAGCCTGGTGTCGCAATTCCTTATGACCCAACAGATGGCGCACCAATGCCTGTCCAACCCTCTCCGCTTCCAAACGAACTTTATAGCGGTGAGCAAGTAGCTAAGCAAGATATTGACCATCAGTTAGGATTATACGAAATGATGATGGGTAATGCCCAAGCTGCTCCACAAACCTACAAGGCTACGATTAGTCTTGATGAATTTGGACAAAGAAAAATTAAATCAAAATTAGCTGATATTGAAGCTGGTCTAACTAAAGTAGCTCAAGTGGCCATACCTTTAATGCAGCAGTTGTATACGCAAGAAAAAGTGTTTAGAGTAATACAGCCTAATAACTCATTAAGTGAATTTGTTATTAATAAAAAACTTATTGACGACAAAACAAATGAAATTACTACATTTAATGATATTACAGTTGGAAAATATGATGTAATTTATCTATCAGGTAGTACATTACCTTCTAACAGATATGCAGAGCTTGAGTTTTATATGGATGCTTATCAGAAAGGATTGGTTGATAGAATTGAGGTTCTCAAGAAGACAGAAGTATTTGATATGGAGGGTGTTGTTGAAAGAACCGACCAAGTCGGACAACTCCAAACACAGTTGCAACAGGCAGTTGATGAAATTAAAAAATTAAAAGGTGACTTGCAATCTAGAGATAGGGAGTCAGTTAACCTTAGAAAAAGAATTGAAGTTGAGAAATTTAAAACAGAACTTGACCAAGTTAGTAATAAAGCAAAAGCTGCAAGCTCTGTTTATGAAAAACGACTTGACGACAATATGGCCGTAATCAAGCGTGATATCGCTGGTTCAATAAAAACAGAGGCTTCTACCCCCGTAAGCGGCGAACAGGGCAAGCCGAAAGTGAGTAAAAAGAAATGACAGACAACATAGATACCCCGATGGAAAATGCCAATCCAAATGATGCAACTACTGCATTTGAAGGACCATGGCCAACAGAAGGCTCTAGTGATAGTATGTCTATTGAGGATGCTTTTTTAGGCACTCAAGAAACAACAGAACCACAGGAACAGGCTCCAGCAGTAGCTGAGACCCCTGAATCTGCTCCAATACAAGAGCAAGCACAAGAGTATTCTGCTAAAAATGATGAAAAACGATTTGAGTACTGGCAAAGCCAAACTGCTCAAAGAGATAATCAAATAGCAGAAATTCAGCGGCAGAATGAGCAATTACAAGCTCAAATGAACGCAATGCAAGTTCCACAACAAGAAGCAGAACTTGTTGAAGAGTTTCCTGAGCCACCTGAAAGACCCCAAAAACCTAGAGGCTATAGTAGAGAGGAAGCGTATAGCGACCCTACTAGCGAAAGCGCTAGGTACTTAGATGATTATGAGGAATGGCGTGATAACATGTCTGAATACGCTACTTTAAAACAAGAGTATACCGTAACTCAGATGCAAGAAAAGTTTGATGCTCAAGAAAAAGCTAGGCAAGATGAAATACAAAGACAGCAAGCGCATGCAGCTCAACAGCAGCAAATGGCTGATGTCAGCACTCATCTTCAAGGTCATTATGGATTTAATAATGCTGATGCTCAAGAGTTTATTCAACAGATGTCAGACCCTAATTCACTTAGTTTAGATAATCTTGTTCAGTTATACAGACTGCAAAAAGGCCAAGGCCAACCACAACCTAATGCTGGACCAAGTCCTGAGTTTCAACAAACACAAAGAGCTCAGCAGATACCATCTCCGATGGGTGTTCAGACAGGTCAAGGTGGCGGGAATGATGCAAGAAGTGACTCTGATAAGATTATGGATAGTTTAATATCGGATTTTAA